CCATCCCACCAAGCACCTGCTTTAGCATGAGCCATCTTGTCATCAGATAAGTCTGACAAGCTAATCATTGCTGATCGTCTGACTCCGCCCACGACAACAACTTCCCCGATCTTGCAGAGAATATCATGACACTCGAGGGAAGTGAGACGCCTACCTGCAGCCCCTTTAAATTTGGTGACACAGAACTTATAAAGTTCCTCCAAAGGTCCAGGTCCAGATGCTCTTCCTCCGAAAGTTTTAAGTCTTGCTCCTGCAGGACGAACTCGTGATACGTCGAACTTTGGAATCTCGCCAGCGTAGAGAAGAGCCAAGAGTTGTCGAAGTGATTTAGCCCATCCTTCTTTAGAATCCGACACAACAATAGAACTCTTACTATCAAACAACTGCTCTGGCACTTCAGGTAATTTCTTAACATACTGCTGCTCCACAGAGAATCCAACACCAGTGCCACAGAGAAGGATGTACATCGCTTCGTCAAAGGCTTTAGGGTCATCAATAGGTAAATAAGAACAATTGAATGCAGCTACGTTCTGACGCTCTAGTGCAGGACCTGCTGTCATTACTGCTCTCATGCTTGGTACTACATCTAATCCTACTACTGCTTGCTCTAGCTCTTCACGTAACTCTTTAGTCAAAGTATACTTCTGTTTCTCTGCTAGATGCTTAGTCATGAAATCAAAGTATCGTGCTACTGTTTCGTTCCAGTGTTCACGACGACCCTTATCATCTAGGTAACGACTGTATCGTGACTTAGCGATGAAGGTATTGTAAGGTGTCATGTTGTATGCTGTCATTCGTCTTCATTCCAATCTACTTCTTTAAGAAGTCTTGTATAATTATTCTCTATAATATCACCGAAGGTTTCAACTAAGTCTTCTGAAGCCACATCTAGCAGCTCCAGAAGAATCACTTCATCTAAACTCTTCAACCGTTCTTTTAACTCTGGCAGTGTAAGAGTATTCACTGTTTACTTCTTTGCCTTCTTGATTGCTGGTACTGGCTTAGCTTCCATACACTTCTCAGCAAAGTCAATAGCTTTCTGAGTAGCTTCCAACAATGCACGTAATTGCTTAAGTGAATCTGCTGGTTTAAAATCAGACACCCACAACTGAGTTGACTCACGTAGTCCAGTTTGTAGTGTAAGATCTACCCACCAATCAGTAGCGTCTTTGAATGCACCATCTACATTAACGAATGAGTTCTCACCTGGGAAGAACTTATTAAAGTTAACCTTGCTCTTTGCGTTTGTTTTATCGCCAATCATCATAGCCTTTTTTAATTGTTTTAACATACCGTCAGATACTTTCTGCTTACATATATTATACACTAGTTACTCCCAATTGTCAATCATCCGTTGCAGATACCACTGTGCTTTCTTCAGATCTTCAACTCCGTTTTTGTGCTTCCATCGCCACAGATACTTGATAGCGTTGCCAGTACACATAGCTTCCATTCCATCTAAATCTTTCACCACCTGTGCAATAGCATCGATACATTCTATGTCTCCTTGTGTATAGTGTGCAGGAGAGTTAACCATATCTTTATCGTCTGCCATTGTAACCTTCTGTAATCCTCTGAAGTAGTCCTCTAAATTATATTCTTTCTCATAAGGAGGAGGACATACTGTAGTACCAGGGAAATCTCTGTAGCTCCAGTCCATTATAGATACCTCTTCTTTAGAAAGTCTAGAGACACAAACATCTCATCAAAGCAACCATCATTCACCTCATGCAACACTACGATACCTCGCCAGTAGTGGTTACCTTGAGGACCCATGTACCCTTCATCGTGCTCATAGCAACTACCAGCTATAATGCTCGTAAGAGTTTTGCCATCCGCTCTAATAGCGTAAGCAACTTGTCTGCCTTGTTGATGACCCACGACGCAAGACTGATGCTTCTTCGAGATGATAGCTGCTGCCGATCCAACAGGACGATTAAGTGCTCCTGCAGTAACGTAATGGGCATATAGAACACCATCAACAATGACTGGACACTCAAACGGTAACACTTCCCAACCAGCTTCAGCATATCCAAGATCCTCTATTGATATCGTTCCATCAAGCATTGAATCGTTCTCTATTGCACGATCAATACGATGCTCATGGTTACCTAATGTTAAAATCATACGAGGCTTGTAGACCTTCTCCTTGTTCTTACGCTGTCGTTCTTGTAAGGTACGTAGTGGTTTCAGAAGAATGTCCATTGCTGCGTGTGTTGCCTGTATGTCATGCTTATATCGTCTACCTTCAAATGATTTTTTTCCCTTATCGTAACTGGAGAGACTTGGCATGTCCGCAAAATCACCAATGTTAATAATAACATCAGGACGTTTCTTAACAATGTAGTTTCCAATCGCTTTAAGGAATGAGTAATCATGGTCAGGCTTTACTTGTACATCAGGGATTACTAGATGAGTCGTCAAAGTAAGTTCCTCCGATTTGATATCCATACAACGCAGACAACGCACGATTAAATACTGCAGTCACATCGTGATGATTAGATCCATCAGGTAATGTTGTGTTTACTGAAACACTAGTACCATCGGGTTCATTCTCATACTCTGTTAATGTAATAAATACTTTCATCATTTTCCTTTCACTAGTAGAAGTACATCTACCTGGTGTTTTAAATCGTTAACCTTCTGTATTAAATCAAAGAAATGATCTGCATCAACTAATGCTAGTGGCTTACTGTTATTCTGTTTCAAGATAACTAGTGGCTCAACTAATCCATGTGTCTTTGCTTGCTCATAATCTTTGTATACTGCAATAGCTGCACGATTCTTGCATTCAACTGTGTAGTTAAATAGCGACCTAGCCAGAGGACTAAGTTGCACATCTTCTCCACCCGCTCCCATGCTCGTTGACCGTACATCATCTTGGTGTAACGTAGGAAATCGGTTGAGTATCTGATCCCTTGTCCACTGCTGCAGCTTTCTTCCTTTTGCTTTTGCTGACTGGGGTTTCAACTTTAATTACCTTTCGTTTCACTATCATTTGCTTAGGGATTGTGATGCTGTTATTACACATACCATCTGTGATTGTACCTGCTAGTTCAATCTGTTGTTCATCTTCGTAGACGACGAATCCAACAGTCTTACAGTGCAAGTCTTCTCGCTTAGGTTCGTGCCACTCTCCCTGTGCCAATGCATCTAACCATTCAATTAAAACTAGACTGGAGGATGCCACATTTGGTTTACTTCTCTTCGTATCCACAATAACTGACCGTTCTCCAAGACTCGCTTGTCGTCCCCTTCGTAGGCTTGTAGTATAGCAAGATACATTTCCTTTTCGTCTTTGCATTCTTTAAGTAGCCTTTCCGCTTTAACTGGTCCAATGCCCTTGATACCGATGATATTGTCAACTCGATCTCCTACTAGCATTTGTTTATAAAAGTTCTTGATGCCTTGTTCTTCTTCAATAAAGTAGAATTCATTCTTGACAAAGTTATAGTGATCTCCTCGGAGCATATCTAAATCTTTGTCGATAGAACAAATACAATACTCTCCAACCTGGTGCTCATATGCTGCGATACCAATAGCATCGTCTGCTTCTTGGTCTTCAATCATAGTAAAGCTCCAGGCTTTCTGCATGTAGTCTCTAAGTACCTGGTAATGCTTAGGCTTAGCAGCTTTACGATTACCCTTGTAAGGTGCAGTAACAGCTACGTCATTCCTAAAGTTCTTCTTACCAGTTAAGTAGCCTTGATACTCATTAAACTCGTTGTACAACAGCATGTCTTCTAAGAACTCACTACATCTAGCTAACGCAATTGACTCTGATTCTTCTTCAGAGGCAAAGCCAATGCGATAGACTAGTATGTCCCCATCAATCAGGGCTTTAAACATTAAAGAGCTTCTTCTTCCAAGTCAGCTAAGTTAACACCTTCAGCTTTGTACTCAATCAATTCCTTGATGATCAGCTTACTAACACCTACTCCAACACCCTTCTTACCCTGGAAGTTGTAGTCATACGGCTTAATCAAAGCTACTGCTTTAGATCCATTAGCTACCTTAGCCTTGATGAAGTTACCCTTCTCATCTACTGCAGTGATAGGATAAAGCTTGCTCTTAGCAGTGATGTAGAAGCCTTGGTCTGGTTTCTTGGCATCGTTCTTTACGTTGATACCCATGTCCATCAAAGTCTTAACAGCATCCTTACTTAGATTGCTCAAGTCTACTTGGTATTTTCCTGAGAGTTTGTTTGGCTCATCAAGAGCAGCCCAGAAAAGATCAGCTTGAATCGGTAAAGGTTTAGTTTGTTCCATTGTATTTCTCCTATTAGTTTTACTACACATATATTATACCACGATTTAGTGTACTTGTCTACTGCTTTCACTATCTAACTGCTGCTCATGCCTTAATACTTCCAATGATCTTTCTAGTAATTCAATTGCTACCTCGTTACTTAGGTGTGTATACACTACAAGGTGATCATTATCATTACCTAGAATAACCATTGGATCTACGTGACCAGGTATTCCTTCTACCTTCATGGTGCTCTGTCCGCTTCCTCAATAGCCTTGGCATAGTCCTTCATTGTAAGAAGTTCTTCTTCAAGTCTTTGAAAATAATAAAGAATCTGCATGATAGATTCTCCACGTCGTAGCATCTGAAATACTGTCTTCCTTAGTTCATCCATCAATGTGTTTCCTTCCATGAGTTACCTACTTTATATTCACCACCTAACGGACAACGCATAGCCAAGTCCTTACCTGCTTTTTCAATTGCCATAACACCTAGTCTTCCTGCTAGTTCAGCATAGCGTTCTTCTACTTCAATCTGCCATTCATCATGCACGTTAGCTACAAACTTATAATCAATATCCCAACTGTTAAGTTCTTCATCTAAGTTAATCAAAGCTTGCTTCATGACAATCGCACCCGCACTCTGGAGTAAGCTGTTAAGTGCTGCGTGGTCAGACCTAACCTGTATTCTACGTCCATCAAGACCTGGTAGCGTTCCCGAGTTCTTAGCGATACTGCTAACCGATTCTCTAAGAGACTGCAACGCTGGGGTGTTCTTAAGAAAACGAGACTTGAGCTCTTGTCCTTCTTTCGCACCAGCACCAACAACCTTCCCGATCTTGGCATCCCCAGCACCATAGAGGAATGCATAAATAAACGTCTTCGCTTGGTTACGTGTTTCAAGTCCAGCAGCCTTTTGGTTTGCTGTATGGATGTCACCTGAAACGACTTCACTTGTGTACGCATCATCTTTCATATAGTGTGCCAGCATTCTCAACTCCAGTCCTGAAGCATCAATACCAACTAACTTATATCCTTTGTCTACAATCCATAGATCCCTGCAGTCTTCTCCGTAGGGGCTTCCACTGTTTGGTACTTGTGCCATGTTGGGTGACATATGCGTCATTCGTCCTGTGACTGCACCATTTGTAATCACCTTACCATGTACTCTACCATCACTACCTAATGCCTTAAGCCACGATTCTATTTGAGCTACTCTCTTCTGTAGCATTAGATACTCATTGATCGCTTTAGCTTCTGGTATATCTAAGCCTTCGAGCGTCCCTTCGTCGACGATGGGCTGACCTGTTTCTGTGAACCTGTCTGGCTTCCAACCTTTCTCGATGAGCCTTTCTCCGATTTGCTTGCGACTGCCTGGGTTGAAGACTTCGACTTTGGCTTTGAGACTCTTGCCTGTTTTTTCGGAGGTTCTTTCAATTGTTTTGGCTGGAAAAATACTTTGCATTTCAACTTCAATATTAACCAGCTTACTCGTAAGTTCAGACAAAAGAATTGTAGCTTTCTTTTCATCCAACTTAAAACCGTTTCGTTCTTGCTTTGCGACAATCGCTTGGACTTTGTGTTCAAGATCTATACTCCTCTGTTCAAATTTGTTATACTTCAGTTCGTTAGTCAATACATCATACAGCTTCTGTGTTACCAAAGTATCTTGGATACAGTACGTCTCCATCTCTGGTGTCAGTCCACCATCCCAATCACTGAAGTCACCTTTAGGAAAACCTAATCGTTGACCCCATGCTGCAAGACTATGACCGCCTTCTAGACTTGGATTCAGTAGTCGACTTGCAACGAGCGTGTCGTACACTTGGCTCAACTTCATCGTGACGTTCCAGTTCTTCTGTAGTACTGGTTGGTCGAATGCGATTCCGTTGTGCATGATAATCAAATCGCAACTGTCCAAATACTTTTGTAACCCACTTACTTCCTTCCATGATACGACTGCTCCTGTCTCTATGTCTCTAGTAACTACTAGCCAAATCTTATTGTGCTGACTGTTCGTCTCTATGTCCAGTACTATCTTCATTAATTTCTTTCAGTCGTTTAATTGCTTCTTGAATAAGACCGCACTCTTTAGCTGCATAAGGATTACCGTATCTCTGATCTAATGCCTCAATCAATTCTTCTACTGTCATTTATTTCTCCAATATCTATCTTTAGGGTTAGCTAACATCGACTTGAGTAGTTCATCAATCGAAGTAAACCACTGCGTAACTCTCATGCCTTCCTTGGTTATAATATCAAAACTCATTCCACTACTCCTTGCTTAACTCTCCAGGGATAATCTTGCTCTAACCAAAAGCAACGCATATCTCCCTCTTTAGTGGATAAGAATCCTCTCCATGTTGTATGCTTAGTGCTGAAGTCATTGCATGTAAGTGCTTGAATATTAAGGTAAATTCCTTTAGCTGTCCATCCAAACACTATACACACTATACACACCACAGTATACTTAAGCAAACACACCCCACTTACTTAATGCAAGTACAATATAGCTTATGAACCCCACTAAGTAGAGGAGTACTGCAACTCCCTCAACTAAGACTAGTGGTGCATCCTGCTGCAATATACCTGCTAATGTCCAGAATCCTGAACCAATCAACCCAAAGAATAAATTCAAGGGGTACACATTGAAACTGGTCAACGCTATTCCAATCAGGCACAACGTAGTTCCTAACCATTTTACTAGTAGCAGACTGTGCTTGTTGGACATATTGTACATGTGACTATCTTTGTTCCGTTAACGATTGT